GAGCAGCCGCAACCGCCAAACCATCAGCGATGTGCTTCACGTTATCTCCCAAGTGGTTTAGTATTGAACTAACGCTCATGGCGCTACAGGCCACTCAATGCTGAATGGATCAGCTTGGGTTGTGATATCACGCAGGGCTTGGCGATACGAGGCCCAAAGTTGTTTGTCCGTGTTGGTCAACGGCGTGTCATCAATTTGCGTCCAATCAGTGCTGGCGAGCTTAAAGTTGCGCTGACCGCGAACCCCGTTCCACTCTTGTTTGGTTCGGGCTTCAATTTCTTCTTCGTTCATAGGCTCGACAACCCAAGTTTGCCGCCAGATACCATACTCACCCTTGACCGGAGCAACTTCTGCCATCTTTTCAAATGTGCCGAGTTCCGGTTGGCTGCTAAAGTCGTATAGGCCGAAGCCCATAGGCTCAATATTTTCTGCAACAAAGGGCCACGACAAGCTGATGTTTGAAAACAGAAGCCGGAAGTTATCTTCAGTAACGGCATTGCCGACAGGTTGGCCGTCTTCAAGTTGAATAAACATTGTCATTATACGTTTCCTGTATTTGTTGAAGGGAATTGGCGAGTGGTCCCAGGCCAAATAATACGGACTGCACCCTTGCCGCCATTGCCGCCGTATGCGGGGCCACTAGTGTATTCGGCAAAATCGGGGTTGTATTCGCTGTAAAATCCACCGCCGCCACCGCCGCCGCCGTATGCTCCGGCAACGCCGCCGTTGACTGAGCCGCTGTTGATACCAACATTGCCGCCCGAACCTCCACCACCGCCGCCGCCGGTATCATAAGTGCCAAAAACGCCAGCCACGCCGCTAGCGCCTTGACCCAATAGGCCGACGCCGCCACCACCGCCACCGCCGTTTCTCCAATGTTGTTCGTAAAATCCCGTGGGGCCGTATTCCCCCCCACGCATACCGCCGCCGCCGCCGCCGCCAGAGCCAGCCGTTGGGTTAAATGGGGAATTATTGCTGCCACCTATGCCGCCAGCGCCAGAATACCCCCCAGCACCGCCGCCGCCGCCTCCAACACCGCCGTTGGCAATCCCTGTGCCGCCAGTGCCGCCTGCGCCGCCTGTTCCCACACTGACAACGCCGCCTGTACGATTCAAACTGCCGCCGCGAGCATCCACAAATGTAGTGCTTGTCGAAACGCGGCGCACACGGCTTAGGCCTCCGTCAGAGTTGTAGTTCGATGCGTTCCCGCCGCGCCCTGCCAAAACTTCAAGCGTTTCGCCTGGGGTTACGCTGATGTTATTGGCGTAAGCGGTTGCACCAGCGCCGCCGCCGCCGGATGCATTCAAATAGCCGACATTATTGTTATAACCTCCAGAACTACCTGCCCCAACGCATACAACAGATATACTAGTCACACCCTCTGGAACAACGAAGGAAAATGTGGTAGACGAACCGTTTGTAGACGGCGCTTCGCCCTCATAAACAATCTGCCCCTCTACAGGAGCAGATGTTCCACCCGTCATCAGCAATGCGCGAGATACGCTATCCATATTCTTATGCCGTGTAATTGATTTGAGATGCAGCGCGCCAATTTGTGCCAGCATCGTCAGTTACAAAGGTAATAAGGTGAACGCGGCTGGTTGTCAGCGTCGGCGCAGTGCCACCAGGCCAGCGCACTGTCGTGGGCCATGTTATTGTGCCGCTGGTGTGCGTCACCTCAAGGGTGAAAGCGAATGCCCTTGTCGAAGGCGCATTACTAAACGTGAAAGTGCTGTTCGCGGCAATTGTCTTGGTAAAGAAGTTACCCAGAGAGCAATCAATGTCTAGGGCAGCAACAGCAACAATGTTACCGCGCACAGGTCCAAGCGCATCTGTTGTTGCAAAGGTCGCCGTGCCTGTAAATGTGGGCGAAGCTAAAGGCGCAGCACCTGTTACATCAGCAACTGGGATTGCAGCAGATGCCGTCATGGCGCTTGTGCCAGTACCCTTAACGTATCCGGTAAGCGTGGTTGCACCTGTACCGCCCTGCGCCACCGCAACGCTGCCAGACGTAATTTGTGATCCTGCAATAGCTATGGATGTATCAGTGACGCTTGTAGCCTGACCTTGAGCGTTGAACGCAACAACAGGTACTGAAGACGCGCTACCGTAGGTATTTGCCGTTAACCCCGTGTTTGTAATGCTAAAGGCCGTTCCAGTCAGCGTTAGACCAGTGCCAGCACTGTAAATCTGCGCTGATGAAATCTGAGCGAATGAAATAGCAGTTGTGCCAAACGTAATAGTGCCAGAAGTATTGCAAGTGTAGGTTTCGCCAGAGCCCGTTGAACCCTGCTGGACGAAGATAGTCGAACCCTCGCTAAGGCCAGCCGCGCTGTTGATTACATAGGTGTTCGCATCACTGGAGCGTGTCAACACCCAGTTTGTTGAACCAGAGCCTACGCTTGTCACGACATAGATGCCGTTTTGCGTCTGAGTGGTCTGCGTATAAATCAAGACACGGTCAGCGACACTGAGCGTCACACCATCAAGAACCAACGCAGCTTGAGTGCCAGCATTGGTCAAAGTTGCGCCGACCCCAGCAGTCCCGTTGCTGTATGTCGCGTTTAGGTTGGTTGGTGACTCTACCCGCACAGGCTGGTGAAAGTGAATGCCGCTTGCAGCCAGCGTGTCAACGTAAGACTTGTTAACAATGTCATTGTTGTTGGCTGGGGTCGTACTAACTGTACCCGTCGTGAGCGCAATCGAAGTAATGTCAATGTTTGCGCCAGATGCCGCAGCACCGAGGCTGGTCAACGCAGCACCCGCCGTCGTTGCGCCCGTGCCGCCGTTAGCGACAGGCAGTGTGCCAGTGACCTGTGATGTTAGGCTAACGCCTGACAGTGTGCCGCCAAGCGTAAGCGACCCTGAAGCAGTTACCGTGCCAGTAAGCGTAATTCCATTGACGGTTCCAGTGCCGCCGACAGATGTCACTGTGCCGACTGTGCTATCGGCAGACGTTACAGTGAAGCTAGGATATGTACCAGTTATGGTTGTTGTGCCAGCGCCAGTAAGTGACACGACTTGATCTGGGGCAGTATTAGTAACTGTAATAGCGCCAGATGATGTAACTGGTCCGCCAGAAACACTAACGCCAGTTCCAGCCGTCAAGTTGACGCTAGTTACCGTGCCTGTGTTTGATGTATAGCTATTAGGATTTGCAGCAGGATAAGCGCCAAGAGCAGTCAATGCACCACCAGCAGTTGTCGCATTTGTTCCGCCATTGGCGATAGGTAATGTGCCAGTAACGCCAGTGGTTAGATTTACTCCAGAAACTCCACCCGTCGCCGTAAGCGTCCCTGCCACAGTGACGTTCGCGCCATTAGCCGTCAGCGCTGTTACGCCGTCAGACTGCAATACCAGAACGCCAGAACTATCTGCTGTTACTACTGCGCCAGTGGCGGTGCTTGCGTTAAAGGTTGTTGGCATGGTTTATTCCCCAGATGTGCCGACGCCAAAAGCGCCATTGTCGTTGGTTGTTTTGATCGTACTCATCCTAAATTACCACCCACCTAGCACCCGAAGAAACAGTTACCGCGATACCTGAAGCAATAGCAATAGGCCCAACAGACATAGCATTCTTAGTCGCCGGAACATTATAGCTTTGATTGATCGTGTTGTCACTAAGGAAAAAGCCGTTGGTGGCATTAATGGCTTTGGAAGAAAAGTTGCCTGTCAATGGGTTGAAGGTATAGTTTGGGCTACTTGTATAGATCGTGGTCGCAGCGCCAGAGGTTGCGTCGGCAAAGATTGGATAGCGCGTGGCGTTTGTTGTAGTGTCGTTGCTGAGTGTAGCCCCAGATGCAGCAGGGGCGGCAGATTCCCAAGTAGTGCCATTCGACTTCAAAATGTTGCCAGAAGTACCAGGTGAAACAGTTTGCACCGCGCTGGTTCCGTTGCCGAGCAAAACGCTATTTGTGGTCAGGGTCGCAACACCTGTACCACCGTTTGCTACGGGCAAAGTTCCTGTGACTTGTGATGCAAGGTTAACACCAGAAAGAGTGCCACCAAGGGTCAACGATCCGCTCGTTGTCACCGTTCCTGTTAGCGTAAGACCATTTACAGTCCCTGTGCCACCAACAGACGTTACTGTGCCAACAGTGCTGTCGTTCGATGTAATCGTAAAGTTGGGATATGTTCCGGTTACGGTGGTCGTACCAGCACCCGTTAAAGCAACAGTCTGATCTGGAGCAGAGTTCGTAATTACGCCACTGGTGCTATTGTAGCTTATGCCCGTTCCCGCAGAAACAGAACCACGGGCAGCGGCTTGCGTAAAGTACAAGTTAGTACCTTGGGCTACATCGCTTGTTGTCAAAACAACTGCGCCAGTGAAGCCATTGACCGAAGACACAGAATCGGTGTTGTCAACCTTCTGCCATGTCGAACCGTCGTACACGGCCCAATCGCCAATCTTCCAATCGGTTATTCCGTTTAGATTCGTTGATCCAGCAGTGCTGACAACATAGTAATAGCCCTTTGAACCAGTGCTAGATGCCAAAGCTGGCGTATTGGTGGATGCGTTCCACGTTCCTTGATAGTTTACGCCACCAAGAACTGCCCCAGGCAACTGAGATGTTGGCACTGTGCCACTGCCGTCAAGAGTAGCAACGCCGTTAGCAACACCAGAGTTTAGAACCGCAGCAGTCCCTAAGCCAAGGGCTGTACGCGCACCGGAATCAGTCGTGGCCCCTGTACCGCCATTGGCAATAGGAAGAGTGCCAGTGACGTTTGATGTTAAGCTGACGGTGGAAAGGTAGTTACTTGGATTCGTTGCGTTGTAAGGCGTGTAGCCCAGCGCCGTAGCAATGGACTTCTTTTCCCACAGGCTTGTAGATGTGCTGTAGAACAAGCCATCATTGTTTGCGGGTGACTGAGCCGACACATTGTGCAACTCATCCATCTCATAGCCGTTTTGGACTTTAACAAACAACTTACCCTGCGTAGGGTGAGCGTGTTCCACAGTAGCTATGTAGACCAAATGCTGTGGCGCGTATGGCTTGGTTGCTGTCAGTGTTCCAGCCGTTACGGGGCTAAGATAAAGCTGCTGACCATCTGTGTATGCAGATGTGTCAATATTGGTAAGGGTTCCAATAAGCGTGACGTTGCCATTGGTATTGTTAGCAAGGTTGGCTGTGATCAAGCCTAGCGTCTGTGCTGAGGTTGCATCACTGGTAGCAAGTGCCTTACTAACAGTAGAAATCTGACCAGTAGCGCCGCTAATATAGACGGCAGTACCCTTAGTAAGAGTTGCGCCAGTGGTATTGCGGACGGGAAGTAGCACAGAATTAGTTGCGGCAGTTACCGGAACAGACAGATCAATAGCCGTCGTGCCTGTAATTGTTACGGAACCATCTGCTGAGGCAATGGTTTGAACAGCCGTGTCAGCCTTCGTACCCTGGGCCGCTGTAGCATATGCAGAAGCATCTGTAGTGGCCGCAGTACCCAAGCCAAGGTTGGTCCGCGCAGTAGGTGCGTCTGTAGCGCCTGTGCCGCCATTAGCTAAGGCAAGTGTGCCGCCAAGCGTGAGAGTACCTGACGTTGTGACAGGTGAGCCAGTGAACGTGAGGCCAGTTGTGCCGCCAGACGCAGCTACTGATGTTACTGTGCCAGAGCCACCGCCACTTGTGGTGATGGTGAAATTTGGATACGTTCCCGTAACAGTGGTCGCTCCGCCGCCTGTCAGAGACACCACTTGATCGGGCGCAGTGTTGGTAACTGTTATTGCGCCGCTTGAGGTGATAGGTCCACCAGAAACGCTAACGCCTGTGCCAGCAGTTATATTGACGCTGGTGACTGTCCCAACATTGGCTGTATATCCAGCAGGATTTGTTGCATTGTATGGCGTAAATCCAAGAGCCGTTGTGACGTTCCCAGATGTCAGTGCTAGGGTTCCACCAAGCGTCAGTGAGCCAGATGTAGTAATGCTACCCGTTAGTGTCAGGCCACTAACTGTTCCAGTGCCTGTTACGCTAGTTACAGTGCCGCTACTAACACTTGCAGTAGTTTGGGTTGTTCCGTCTGGGAACCTAAATCCACCAGTTGTGCTTTCAACAATACCAGTGGCAGTAATAGTTCCGGTTTTGCCAACAGTAAATTTGGAAACGCCACCAATCTTTATATCAATCAGCTTTGAACCAGCCGCACTGGCAGTATCAGTGACATTCAACTTGATGCCGTTGAACGAAGTAACAGCATTGTTCCAAGTATCAGTCAGGTCGTAGATAAATGCCATTGGTATTCCCTTCGTGCCGTATCTTTAGCACTTTATGACTTAGCTGCCAACTGAGTATTTATGATTTAGGGAAACGCGCCTTTACGGCTGCAATCTTTTTCAGCATCGCTTCCATCTCTGCCCCGCCCTTCCACAGCGCGTCCAACTGATCGCCAATAGGTGGATAGGCTTCCTTACGCCGTTGAGCGTAATCGTCGGTAAATTTAAGGCGCATATTCTACCTCGAACGTCTTGTTTAGATATGGAAAGCAATAAACTGTGACAGGGTATGTGCCAGGGAACGGAAACTCTAATTCTGCTGTGCCATCATCGATTATGGCGTATTGCTGATCAAACAGCAAGACAGTACCAACTGGGATGTTCTCAATAACAGTACCGTTAAGCGTTGCAGGGTTCTCTGGGCGTTCAGCCAAAGCGCCATTCAAAACGTAAGGATTATTGAACGTGGTATCGATCTCAATAGCTTGTTCGCCATCTTCAAGATTTAGCGCAATCGCCTCAACATCTGTGCTAAAGAAGGATCGCATTATCCTGCCGTTCTGGCTGTCATATATGAAGAACTTTATCATTTCTTAACCTCTTGGACAACTAGAGTGACAGGCGCATAGGTCGTAAGGTTTAGCCCTGCTGCTGAGAACTGATTGTCAAATTGCACTGTGTAGGTGTAAGTACCTGGAAAAAGCCCTGCGTCCACATGATTAATAACTAAAGGAATAGCGGCTGAGAAACTACCAGCGCCAGCGCAGCCAACTACACTTGTGAGAAGCCCTTGCCCAGTTCTATTCAGAAGCGCATACGCAATAAGGTCGCTGCTATTCGGGGTTGATGTAACTTGGATCAGAACATTTGATTCAGTGCCGCCAACCTTAGTAAACGTAAGCGACAGAATGGTCCCAGAAGTGGTTCCGGCTGGGACAACAATGGAGGTACTTGTCTGCACCGCAGATACCGAGTTGACAGCAAAGTTAGCAATTTTTAACGTACTGACCTGAAGGTCACCAATCTTGGCGGTTTCGATTACGCCATCCTTGATGTTGGCGGACAGAGCAACGATTTCATTTGTGGCAACCTTTGCCGCCGTGATTGCACCAGCAAGAATCTTATCAGCCGTAATCGCGTTGGTGGCTATTTGCCCAGCCGTAATTGTATTGGCGGCAATTTCGGCGGCTGTTACTGCGTTGGCAGCTATTTTAGGAGTTGTAATAGCATCTGTGCCAATTTGTGTCTCAGTGATTGTGCCAGTAATATCAACCGCAGGAACTGCCGCCGTCCATGCCGACCCAGTATAACGATACAACTTATCGTCCGTTGTCAGAAATACAACGCGACCTTCAAACAGGTCAGTGCTGGGTAATGTAGCTACAATCTCATAGCCGCCCTTTGCTTTCGACAGCGAAAAGACCTTGTCAACCGTTACACCAGTATAAGCCCCTGATCCGGTAGCGCGGATTGTAAGGCTGGCAGTATCTTCGTTATTATCAAAGCCAGCCGTTACCGAGTAGGTTTGACCAGCATAAGACACGGTCAATGCCTGTGGATTGCTTATGGTTGATAGGCTAAACGAAGTGCTTACATCTGTATTGCCGCTGAACACCTTAAAACTGCCTGACGCCGGAGTGTACGAAACAATACCACCGTTGGCATATGAAAATAGCTGAACAGCTTCTTTGGTAAGATAGCCGCTAATTGCGGCAGCGCCAGAGCCAGAAGCGCCCTCTTGTGATTTTGCAACGCTTAAAATCTTGGTAATGGTCGTACCATTGTACAATCCGGTAAAGGTTGCAGAGCCAGTTGATGCGCTCATCGCAGTAACAGAGTATACCCCTGTCGTGGCATTGATGCTGGCGGTAATCCCTGATGACGCAGTTAAAGCAAACGTAGATGTAGTGGTTACATCGACGGTCCCCTCAAACATCTTGAATGTGCCTGTAGCCGTGGCAAAGCTAATGACGTTTCCGCTTGCATCTGCTGCAAGGGTTATGGCCTCATTGGTTAAATAGCCAGAAACAACGGTAGCTTCATTAATGCCCAGGATAAGCGGATTGTTTAGCGGATCATAGATCGTCGGCGCAGTTGGCGTCACGGGCGCTAGATCATCCGCATCCCACGCATAGATAGCCGCGTTTTCTTCGACCAAAGCCATTGGAACTTGACCGTCAAAGCGAATTTCTTGACTGATGACGCGAAATAGTTTGTTCGACCAGCCTAGAGACTCAAGGCTAATGCGCACAACATCACCAACCTGACAGCCCAGTGCTTTGGCGTTAAAGGTTGTCGAGAACATCCCGCGATATTGATTGCGCTGCAAAACTTGCTTGGCAATGCGCTGCGCACGGCGACCATCTTCGACATATGGAAGATCAAGCGACATAACCCGCTCAATCCCATCAGAAGCTGCAAAGCCTACCTCTGGATAGTCCACCATTTGATAAAGGCTGTTGTTTGATGGATCGACATAGCGGCCACGGGCAATGTTGTAGTTTTCTGTCAATCCGCGAGTTTGCTGCCAATCAAACTCACCCAGCATTTCGCCTTCATTAAAGGTAAGCACATAGTCGGCAAGGTCGTTCTTCATTGCCGTTACCGTCAACTTGCCGCCATTGTCACGAAGTGTACCGTTCATTGACGCAAGCAAGTTGTTAATGATTTCCATGCGGTCATCAGCATCAGATGCAGTTCCGCTGGTGCGGTAACGTTTCTGAGTTCCGCCAATTGCCAAAGTTATGTTTTCATCACAGGTGTTGGCCGCTGTAATGAAAGACTCCATGTCTATGCGACTATAGGGAACACCACAACCAACTGATAACTTGCTGTTAATCTCCCAACCAAGCAGCCACCAAAGTAATTGCAACGCAGGATTGTCAGTGTCATCCGCATTGGTGTAAGCGCCCCAAGTCGCTTGGTTGTTTGCACGATGTGAACCAGAGCCACCAGGCACAGTGCTATCCTTGCGCGGATCGTAAAGAAGAGCGCCATCGCCAATAACAGTTACGCGACTTGGCAATCCACTTGCCAGAGGGCTTTCCGCTTTTTTGACATTGCCCGTTCGCTTGATGCGAAGATGCAGATAAGCGCAGCCAGTAAGGCGGCGGCTTGATCCCCACTTTGTTCCGCCGTTAATAGAAATATAGTTGGCAGCAGTCCCCTCAGTGACAACTGCTACCGTTAAATATCCAGAATAGGTCGCCGTTACGCCACCAGCGAGTGTCCAGGCTTGTTTTTCCTCAAACCATATCTCAGTAATTGACGCAACTTTATGAGCAGCCACAGCAATAATATAATCAATATATTCTTGGTCTGTACCACTGGATTCGTGATAGCGAAGGTCGAGTGGCATTGCTGTAGTGCCGAACACAGCTTTGCGTGGCGTA